AAAAGAGATTTTCAGGCTAAAATCACAAATACAAAATACCTACACGGTTCGAATGATCCGGGAATATCAGCTGAAGCTCGCGCAGTTCCGCAGCATTGCTGTTTATTACCGTGAATGGTCATCCATCGAAAATATTGAACTATTAGGCAAGAAGTATATTCAACAGATGAAGCGGGACCTTCCACCACTTGTTTTTCAAACATCTATCCTTTGCATCCGCCCGGGGAAGCTGAAGGACGGGTTTTACCCTGCATTGTCCGAAACAAGGCATATGTATTCAGCTTACGATAACTCATACCTGCTCAATCTTGATTATGATTTAGATAAGATTAAAGAACCCGACTGCCGGCAGGATGGAGACTTAGATCTGGATGATCCTATCAGGGTTGCATTCGATTATAACTCTGATATCAATTGGCTCGTATGTGGACAGCCTTCATGGTCTAAGGCAAAAGTAATCAAATCATTCTATGTGAAGTATGAGCGTAAGTTGCGTGAGGTTGTTGATGACTTCTGCAAATACTACCGTTTTCATCATTCCAAAGAGGTTGTCTATTACTATGACAATACAGCACTGGGCAGTAACTATGCCGTAAGTGATGAGGATTTTGCTTCTGTTATCTGCTCACAGTTCGAGAAGAACAGATGGACAGTGAACAGGCAGCACATAGGCAACCCATTACGCCACAATGAAAAGTACCTGATCTTTGACCAGGCATTCAAAGGACAGAAGTACCTGATGCCTCAAATCAATCAGCCAAACAATGAAGCCCTTGTATTAGGGTTACAACATGCAGGTGTTAGGATTGGATCACACGGCTTTCAGAAGGATAAGTCTGAGGAGAAGAACAAAGAGACAGAAGAAAGCCTGTTGGAACATCGCACAGATGGCACTGATGCCTTTGATACCCTAATGATAGGCATGATGCTGTATCCGGTGAAGGGCAGCGTTGGTGGTGGGTTGGGTAGTTCTTGGATATAGATAATCATCAATGGTAATTACTTCCACCTTTTTCTTACTTTTGCCAAACGACACAATATGATTTATAATGCAGCAGAACAGTATGCCATACTGGGCTGTGAGCATGGGTGAAAGTCCCTCGCTACTGTTTTTGCTGCGAAGCAATCTGTTGTGTCGTACCACACAGCCCTTCTTTTATACGACACAACATGAGTAAGTTCCAATTGATCTATGAAATTGAAGCTGATGACATCAAGCAAGTTATTGCCATCGCTCTCCAGTCCTATGACCTCACAGGAATCGAACCCACCCGAATCATAACAGAAACGGAATCTATTGCATGGGTAAGACAGGAGATGATCAAGGCCATCACTAAGTAATCCATCACCATTTATCTATCGGCATTGCATACGTCATGTAATTACATGCGTGCGCACCATCTCCTGTACGGCGCGTCCTGTTTAGAATCATTCTAAACACTCGGGCATATACCGTAAAATTATGTAAAAAATAATGACATTTCCACGCAGGGCGGGGCGGGGTCTTCTGACGGAAAAGGGGGAAACCTTCCCCCTTTGACCTCCTTTTTAAATCTGAATATCTGAATATTAGATTTTAATTCATTGAAATACTTTGATACCGGCTTAAAATATTTTTTTCGGTCAAAAAACGAAGCTATCAGAAAGCGACCTTTGAATTATTTTGATGCCGGTAATCATTTTTTCACAAAAATAAATTTTGCTTTATCCTGCGAAACCACACCGCAAAACCACATCATAAAAACATATAACATGTTGAATGATAGGTTTATAGATCAAATAAATATTTGCGTATGTCGTTTAATAGTAGTACTTTTAGGAAGAGTTAAGAGGGTAACCACTTAACTCTAAAGACAAATTTTACTCATTTTAAATTTTAAACGATGGTACAGAAAAAAGAAACTACCTTGGTAAAGGTAGAAGGGGGCAAGAATGCCCAGGAATTTACACAGGCAACCATTTCCGAGATGGTGAACCCAACCGCCCAGGAGCAACCCGAAAGCGTTGAAGAACTAAAAACACAGGTTCTTGAATTGAAAAAACGGCTTTTAGCCATTCCCCAAAATCTTGATGATCGAATCAAGTACTTTAATGAGAAAAAGGATTTAATCCGACGTCTGGCAATATTAAACGCCAATACCGAAGCATTGGAAGTACACACCCAAAAATTACATGAGATTGCAGAAATCAACGATTTTGAAACGGAAGATTATTCTTTAACGGTAGAGGGTGGAACAGGCTCATACAGGAAAGCAAACATTTTTCTGTTGAAAAACCCTGTTATTATTGGTGAGGTTATAGCCTTTATGATGGGAAGGATTGACGTTAAGCGGTTAGAACTGGCCGCACAAATAGAAGCATAAAAAAAAGGGGGTTGCACTCCTGCAGCCCCCTAAGACAAATTTTACCACTCAATAAATTAAGCGATGAACAAAGATAGTAAAAAAGAACAATACAAGGCAAACCGCACCGCCTTGATTCAGATTTCAGCAGGTTTAAGGGTATTAGTTAAAGCGGGAGAACTCGACAGCGTGAACGAAGGATTAAAAGAAATTTACGAAAAGTCAGATTCCAACATTGAAGAGTTTAGAACTTTTTGGCAATGGAAGGATGAAGGTTATACAATCAATAAAGGTTCAAAAGCATTTCTAATCTGGGGACAACCGCGCAAAGGTTCACAAATAGCCGAAGGAAGCGACGAGCCGGAAGATTATAAATATTGGCCGCTTTGTTACCTCTTCGCAAATACGCAAGTATTCAGACCGGAAAAGGAGAAGCAACCCGAGCAGGAGCAACCACGCCACCAACGCACAACCGCCCCGATTTTTGACGAATCAATGATTTAACTATTAACTATTTAAATATCACATTATGAAACTTTTAAAAGATTTTCAAATTGCAGAAGTGAAAATGAGTTATAACCCTAAAATAGATATTAAGACAGCGCCCACAATTTCAGGAAGTAATTTTGCCTCCCGATGTTTAGCGGAAAGCTGGGAGGACCTTGAATATATTGAACGATTCAAAATCATGCTATTAAACAGGGCAAACAAGGTAAAAGGAATTATTACTATTTCAATTGGAGGTACTACCGGATGTGTCGTTGATGTAAAAATAGTTTTGCAGGCTGCAATACTTTCAAATTCAAATAGTATTATAATTGCCCACAACCACCCATCCGGAAACCTAAACCCGAGTGACGCAGATATTAAAATCACCCGATCAATAAAAGAAGCATGTAAATTTCAGGATATTAGCCTGTTAGATCATATGATTATTACAGCAGACGGATTTTATTCTTTTGCCGATGAAGGTTTATTATAAAGGCTGATTTGTTTGTAATTACGCTGTGCGGATGGCTTATGCCTGATCCGCCGCGCCTGGAAGCGGAATTCCGCGATGCTCCGTCCATATATGGCCGGATTTTTTGTGTCCAAAAAACTGTACTTCGTTCAGGTCGCTCTATCGTGTTTGTTTATTTTATTTTTGCCAGCTTTCCAATCTTTACAAAAAGGCACCAAAGGATTACTCTTTAAACATGTTCTTAAACATACAAAATAAATGTGCAAAATGTTGCACATTTAAAATAGATAGTATATCTTTGAGACATACAATTTAACAGAGCGGGACAGCTCTATAATCTCTGCACAATGATTATGAAAACAATTACAAAAACAGCAACGGTAACAACAGAAAGAGGAACAGTAGTAAACATGACTACTACAACGACCAGGGGTTTTGAAATGGTAAACGAAGAGTTATTTAATGATGGGTATAACTCAACTGTTAAAAAAGCACAGGTAACCGAAAAAACAGAAACTATTTTGACAATAAAAGGAGTTGAATACAATGGATATTTCAGCGTTCTTTCGGCAAGAGAGCAAAAGGAAAAAGGTGTTTACTGCATTTTTTATGCCAAACAAAATTGTGGCTTTAGCCAGGTTGTATATGATATTTTAAATACAGCAATTGCAGGGGCAAAAGCAGAAGCCGAAACAGATCAAAGCTGGATTGACTATCGCGTTCGCCTGGCAGTAGCGGAAGCCGAAGAAATTGAATATTACAAAAATTACAACAAGGTTAGCAATGCAATGACATTAAATGGACACTCTTATTAATCTAAACATCCAAACACCATGAATCAGCAAGAAATCATAAACAAATTAAAGCACCTACCCGATGATAAAATCGGGGATGGTGTTTACATCGCCTACCAATGGACGGACAAGAAGCTAACACGACTATATTTGGGGACAAAGCAATGCGGGCCAATGTTACAATTCGACATCTACAAACATGAAACTTACGGAACGGGTGTAGATATTACAATCGCTGAAACCGTCACACCGGTAATGTATGGTACTCATTACGATGGAGAAAAAGAGCGTTATTTTTTAGCGGGGGCTTGGACTAATCTTTATAGCCGTGGTAATTTTAGAAACAATTACGCCTGTGGCGGTAATTGGTCTGGACATACAAAAAACCTACTAAGCCCTTCGTGGGAACACAAAGATAAATCCAGTGAGCTGTTTATAGTCGACAAGGATGTGATAGTTTTACCTAAAGGGATAGTTGGCAATACCCAACAGATTGAAATGGATTGTTCTGGCGCATGGTCTATATTTTATGACTCAGCAAGAGAGGCATTAATCAATCGCCTACCTGTTAATAAACTCAAATCGTCGCAACTACCCGAACTTACTAAAGCCCATCTGCTAAAAAATGAAACTCCCGATGTGCTTGATCATCTCATGGACGTAATTGAGGCATATAATCTATAAAAATGGTAAATCGAAAACGCGCAATAATGCCAAAGCCATCAATTCGTATCCTTCAATTTATCCAGTTATTATCATCCGCTGACATGGTATCGAAAGAAGAGATAAAAGAGAAACTATCGATTCAAAATAGCGCTTTTTATAAACACCTGGCTGAAATCAGAGAATTGTTTTCGATCGAATTTGTTGGCAGTATTGGCGGAAACGCCTATTATCAGATTGATAAAAAAACAGTTGCAAATTATTTCAACATAAAAATAAAATCAGAATGACAGTAAACACATCACCCGAATACCTTCTTCAAGTCCGAAAACTTTACGGCTCCTGGATCAAGCAAATCCGCGAAGAAAAAGGACAAACACAGCAGCAGATGGCCGATGAAATTGGCATGAGCCGTTCAACGATTTCAAAAATAGAAGATGGGAAATGGAACTTTGGAATTGATACCCTAACAATATTCGCTCAACATCTTGATTTCTTTTTGTTCTTTCTGGAGAAAGATAGTAATGATGAACTGGCTGCGCAGATGCGCGATCGGTGGAAAAGAGCTCATGATGAGAATTGACAACAAAAGCCTGGTTATTTGCCAGGCTTTTGTTTTTCTGTTAAATTTGCAGAACAAAACTTATAATCAAATTTATTATGAAAAAACTATTTTTTATTTGCGTTATGCTTGTTGCATTTGTCACAGTACAAGGTCAAACTCAAAAGACTAAATCGCTTCTTGCTGAAATTGAAGGTCAATGGAGTGTTGATGAGAACAAGGATCTGACTTACCAAAAAATTGTAGAGTTGCCTGGAATTAATAAAGATTTACTTTACCAGCGATCTGAAAACTATTTTATTTATAACTATGGCAGTGGAAAAGATGTTATTCAGACAAAGGATAAAGAACAAGGTCTGATAATTGGCAAAGGATTCTGGCCTGATGTTTATGTTGGAATAACATTCGGCAGTATGACTTATAGCGCAAATCATATATTGCGTGTTGATCTTAAAGATGAAAAAGCAAGGATAACTCTAACTGTTCAAAAATATGATGTGGAGTATCGTGACGGGAAAACAGTAAGTGAATTTACATATCCTTTAAGTAGTACATTCCCAATAAACGCCGAATCAAAATCTAAAACAATGGAGGGTAAAGCATTTTGCGCTTTACACCTTAAATGCTACAGTTCGATGGATGCACTAATTAACAGTCTTAAAAACGACGTGATCCAAACTACTAAAAGCAACATCTGGTAACCTACATTTCGTTTATATCATGCAAAACCGGACTTAGTTCCGGTTTTTTTGTCCTTTAACCTCCCCCTCTCCCCGCTTATCTTGCAATAAAAATAGATAAGCTATGCTGCACATTTCACAATTACACAAAGTAGTAGAACTCGGGGAATTCTCCATCAAATTCGTTGAGAAAAGCGGCGCCATTATCCATGGTCCGCGCTGTATCTGCACTTCGTTTCACTCTGCAGGCCGGACAATGAATCTGAAGTTTTGCGACAGTGAAGAGATCCGCAAAGTGCGCCGGCTTTCGGTCGTTGAGTTTAATGGAGAGGAGGTTACGTTATGAGTGATAATTTTATTGAAATCGGCGGTATAACCTACCTCCCCGAAGCAAAGGCGATCGTAGCAATGGAGTCGAGCCGTGAAATGTTTTCGGAAGCAACGGACCTGAAGCCAGTATCGGTTGATGGATATACAATTTCTCCCTGGGGATCTTCCAACGATATGCCACAGCTCATTATTGAGAAAGCAAAAAAGAGTGAAATCGTACAATCGAACCTGCTGTTTAATATCCAATCAGGTTATGGACAGGGCATCAAACCTATGCGCAGGATCATCGAAAATAAGAAACTGATCGGTTACGAGGAGATCTACGAAGGCGAAGTGGTTGATTTCTTTGCACAAAACGACATCAACGGTTTCTTCCTGGAACAACTCTCCGATATGCATTACTTCTACAATGTTTTCCCGGAGATCATCCTGAGTGGTGATAAACGCAAAATCGTTTCACTCCGCAGCAAGGAGGCCGCCTTCTCCAGATGGGGAGTAATGGATTCTAAAAAAGGATGCATCACAAAGCACTACTATTCTGCAAAATGGAACGATGGAGCAAATAAAACGACGATTGAGGAGTCAGATGTTCTGAATAATTATAACCCATACCAGGATCTTGTATCACGGATAAGTACCGGCAGTTATTCCAAGCTGCGTTTTATTGTTCCGGTCAATTTCCCTACTCCCGGGAAAACCTATTATCAGGATCCTTACTGGTGGAGTATTTTTCTAAGCGGATGGTATGACTTCCTGATGATGATTCCAGAATTCAAGAAGGCGCTGCTGAAGAATCAGCTGGCATTAAAGTATATCATTTACCTGTCTGATAAGTATTTTACTGAAATATTTAAAGATGAAGGTATCGATACTTCAAATGTCGAAGCGGTGAAAGCAAGAAAAGCCCTGGAGTATGGCCGCTTTCGCGACTTCCTTGCCGGAGAGAAGAATGCCGGGAAAGGAATAGTGGCATTGAAAAAACTCATCGCTTCCGGAACCAGTTCGATAGAGGAAAAGTACATCGATATTGTTCCGCTTAAAACCGAGATTGCCGGTGGTGAATACCTCGAAGATTCGGAAGAGGTGAGCAATATCATCAGTTACGCGATGGGTGTTCATCCTTCATTGATCGGATCAGTCCCAGGGAAGAACTCCGGGAGCCAATCGGGTACCGATAAACGGGAACTCTTCCAGATTAAACAAGCCCTGATGAAACCATTCAGGGACCGGCTGTTGAAACCACTTGAACTGATCAAGCTCTATAATAAATGGGATAAGGATATTGTTTTTGCAATCCCTGAACCTGTTTTTACAACACTCGATAAAAATAAAACCGGGCAGGAAACTGCTGTAAATAAATAGGCTATGGTAATCATTGGCAGTATTGATGTTTTAAAACAGTATATTCCGACTATCTTTTCGGCTGAATTCGCAAAGTACGAAAAGTACATTGCCGATGCTGAAGCCTGGTTAATAAAAGAGATCACCGGCAAAGAACTTTTTCTAATCATCAGCGAGGAGGATGAAGCGTTATTGAATTTCGCCCGGGCAATTGTAGCGAATAAAGCATATGGTGATGGGATTCCGTTTTTTGACCTGGTAGAGAACGAATCAGGTTTTGCAGTGGTGAGCAATCCAAATCTTGCACCGGCATCACAAGCACGTGTTGCAGCGCTGCAATCTGCAACTTACCGGAAGCTGGATGAAGCGGTCGAGTCGTTACTCGAGTACCTCGAAGAAACGGTTGCTTATCACGATGAGTGGAAAGGAAGTCCCGCCTATACCCTTCTTTCAAATCTCTATCTCACAACTGTAAATGAATTCCGGCGTTATGTGGTTTACCCCGGCAGCCGTCGTGAATTTATGGCCCTGAAGCCCGAAATGCTGAACGCCATTAACCTGAAGATTGCCCCGGTGATCAGTCAGGAATTATCTGATCAGGTAGTGGAGCAGCTGCGCGATGGAGATATCACTCCGGATAATAAATCGATTCTTGAGAACCTTCGGTTTGCGTTCGCCAATTTCACGATGCATCAGGATGAAACCGCACAGTCATATCTCTCACGGGTCCGCAGGTTGCTTTATGCTTCACCCGATAAATATCCATTGTTCCGCGATAGCGAAATCTATATTAATTGGCTTGCATCTCAAAAAGTTACAGCCATCAACAATGCTGACTCACCTTTATTCTTTGCAGGATTATGAGAGAAATACATTTACATGCCCCTTCCGGATGGCACGATATCACACCGGAACAACTCCTGTTTGTGGCCAAATTATTCGAAGATCAACTCTCTGAACCTGAATTTCTGACCAGGTGTATGATCAGCTTCACAGGTATTGAACCAGTGAAACATGGTTTAGAAACTGGTGATGGTGAATTGCTTTTTGAATTTCTGGATCCTTCCGGTGAAGTATTTTCGCTGTCGGCTGAAGAGATGAAAAGCCTGCTCGATGAATTGCGATGGCTGATAGATAGTGTTGGCCTGTGTCGCCTGCCGGAAAAACTCGGAGGACTATCGCCAGTTGATTCCAGGTTGTTTGGCGTCACACTCGAAGAATACCTATTGGCTGATCAGCTCTATGCAAACTATTCAGCAACTAAGAAAGTAGACGATCTGAACCAATTGATTGCAGTATTCTACCGGAAGCCTGGCGAAAAATGGAATGAACGCAAATACAAGATGTATGTCAATATCCTGCGATCGGTTCCCAATCATGCAAAAACAGCCGTGTATATGTGGTTCTCCGGTTTGAAAAAATGGATTATCGATAAATACCCCTATATGTTTGGTGATGGTACAACCGGCGAAACTTCGGTACCATCACCGGATGAGCACATCCTACGGTTATTTACCTCGCTGAATAATGGTGATGTAACGCGAAATAAACAGATCCTTCACACACATGTGCATGAGGTATTTTATGAACTGAATCAGAAACTTGAAAATCAACAAAGCAATGTTTGACGCACTCGAATACGCTAAAAGCATCACGGCACAATTGCCCGAAATAAAAGCAATATATGCCTGCTCCGGACTGGCCGAAATGGAAGGGATGTTGCAAAACCTTCGCAGCCCGGCAACACCTGTTCTGGTAGTTGAAGACAGCGCTGATGGTTATCTTGACCTGGAGAATGGAAACTTTGCAAACGAATATAATACCGTTTACTTTTTCGATAAGGTAAAACTGAACGATAGCGCCGATCGGAGACGCGCCCAGGAAGCAACCTTTTCCCTGGGAAAGAAATTCTTCAGTCAACTTATAAAAGATGCCGGTGACTTTGGCGATATCGCTTTTGGATTCGACCGGAGCAGGATCGACTTCGCCAAACTTGGACCCATTGGCAACGGATATTATGGCTATTCATTTTCGTTCATCGTGAAAAACGAAAACTTTGAAATCTAACCAATGGCCGATAATACGAACCTTTCACTCACAGTTGAAGCCTGGGCAAAGATAGTCGTCGAACGCTGGGAAAATAAGATTACAATGCTCCGGATCCATCACTCCGGAAATCTTGCCAAAAGCTTTGCGGTGCATATATTCACACAGGCCAACGGTGACCCTGCCAAGATTGAATTTGCCTTCAATTATTACGGCAAGTTTGTCGATATGGGTGTTGGAAATGGCGTAACAATGGATCAGGTGGGCGGAAGTAACCGAAAGGCAAAACCATGGTATTCAAGAACTTTTTTCTCTCAGGTAAAAAGACTATCCGAAATTATTTCTGAAAACCTTGTGACCAGGGCACAACTGACAATTCTCACCAATGTGGAAGCATTCAATGCATCCGGAAATAAAATCAATCAGCCAACAGCAACAACATCCGGCAGGAGCAACAATGGTTCTGTTGATTCAATTACGGGAAAACAGAAGGTTTCATATAAAGAGTTCGAACAAAACAGGAAGAAAAATGGCTGGTAAAAATATATTAATGGTATGCTCAGCAAATGTCAATCGTAGCGTGACAGCTGCGTGGTTACTAAACCTGGCATCAAGGGGAGACTATTGCTGGAGCAGGGGAAGCAGTCAGGCAGCCTGCAGGATTCATGGAGGAAAACATGTCACATCCGAAGATTTGAAAGAGGCTGATCGGATTATATGCATGGAACAACGTAATGTACGGGAAATCAAATTAGAATACGGAACAGGTTATGATGATCGGATTGAATGTTTAGACATCCCGGATAAATACAAAGCCTATTCGATTGAATTAATGATTCAAATTTTGCTTAAAATAAATATCTGATATGGCACAAAATGAAACCGCAAGGGCAACTGTATACCTGGATGGAAAACAGGCTGAAGCTGCATTGGAGGCTTTGGACAGAAAATCTAAAGAACTTAAAAAAGATCTAACGAGTGCCCTGCAGGCGGGCGACAATGTTAAGTTTGATAAGCTGAAAAAGGAACTCTCCACGATCGAAGCAACGCAACGCAGTTTGAAAAGAGAAACCTTTGACGTTGAACGCGTACTGAAGAATATCAATAACGTAAGCTGGCGTGATCTCCAGAAGGCTCAGAGTACCATCACAAATCAGCTGAAGGGAATGACACGCGGTACTGAAGAGTACTTAAAAAAGTGCGAAGAATTAAAAAAGGTAAAAACCGCACTGGCAGATATCAATGCAGAAACAAGAACGACAAGTAAATCATGGTCTTTAAGTGGCTTAGCTGATGGCTTCAATAGATATTTAGGTGTTGTAATGGCCGTCATTGCTTCGTTCACCGGACTTGCTCTGGGATTTAAGCAGGTAGTGCAAAGCTTCAACGACTTCCAGGAGCGTGTTTCCAACCTGTCAGCATTAACCGGATTAAAAGGCGGTGCACTCGACTGGCTTACTCAGAAAGCAAAAGATCTGAGCATAGCTACACTTGATGGGGGAATTAAAATTAAAAAGGGTGCCCAGGATATTGTTGATGGATTCACTAAGATGGGATCCGCACGACCGGAACTATTGAAAAATAAAGAGGCCCTTGCCCAGGTAACTGAGAAAGCGCTGATACTTGCTGAAGCATCAAAAATAGAGATGGTACCGGCTATTGACGCCGTTGCAGCTGCAATGAATCAGTTTAACCTGGATGCGTCACAGTCAGATCGGATCATCAATGCAATTGCTGCCGGCTCACTGGAGGGAAGCGCTGAAGTTGCAGACCTTACCGAATCATTAAAGAATGTTGGTACCGTTGCTGCAGATTCAAATATGAGTCTTGAGCAAACAGTTGCAGCATTGGAGGTTCTTGGAGAAAAGCAATTAAAAGGAGCTGAAGCCGGAACCAAACTTCGTGGTGCACTACTTAAAATGAAAGATGCAGGAGTTGGTTATGCCAGCGGACAATTCAATATTAGAGATGCTCTGATTGAGGTTAATGCTCAGTTAGAGAAAAAGACATTGGCATCAGAAAAGGATGCACTCAAGCAAAAAGTATTCGGAATTGAGAATATTACTGTTGGATCTGTTCTGCTTCAAAATGTTGAGAAATACGACAAACTAACAACTGCAGTTACCGGCACCAACGTCGCAATGGTACAGGCTGCCACCAATACAGATAATAATAATGCAAGGCTGGCCCAGGCAAAGAACCGGATCAATATTATATCAATTGAACTTGGTGAAAAATTGGCACCGGCAATGGCTACTATTACGGGGTGGTATGGTAAGATGTTATCTGTCACAATTGTTCTTGTCAATTTCTTTACAAAATACGGAGCTGCAATTGTATCTGTAACGGCAACTATAGCAGCTTATACCGCTATTGTTAAAATTGCAGACATGTGGGACACCATACATTATGGTTTTCTTGTTGCAAAAACGGCAGTTACAACAGCATACACTTATGTTGTAAATGTTCTAACGGGTAGAATCACACTGGCAACCGTCGCCCAGAATGCATGGAACCTTGCACAGAAACTTAATCCTATCGGTTTAATTGTCGGCTTTTTAGTTGCTGCAGGAGCCGCACTGTACCTGTATACCCGTGAAATGACCGCTGCTGAGATTGCTCAAAAAGCTTTGAATGATATTGGTCAAAAGGCAAAGCAAAGCATCAGTGACGAAAGGGTAGAAATGGAACAGCTATTAAGGGTGGCACAAAACGAGCTGTTATCAAAGGAAACCAGAAAGACAGCTATTGAAAAATTGAATAAACTGTCTCCTGAATATCTTGGTGGTCTGAGTCTCGAAACGATCAATACCAAAGCAGCCACACTCGCAACCGATCAGTATATTGCCAGTCTTTTAAGAAAAGCCGAACTGGAGGCTGCTACCGAAAATTTAAAAGAAGTCAATAAAGAGATTGGAAAGCTGGAGTCCGGTGATGTTGATCCTGGCTTTGGACAGAACGCACTGGGCATATTAAAACATCCAACAATGTCCTGGGAAGATGTGAAGGCAACTACGAAAAAAGAAAATATTGCCAAACAATTACCAGTAAAAAAATTAGAGGCCAAAGTTTACCAGGACAAGATTGATTCCTTGGTTAATTCCGCATCCGTCATCACAACCAATTCCCCTTCGGGAAGCGGTGGAGGAAATGGCAGTGGAGGTGGTGGCGGTGAAACCGATGATGAGAAAAAGGCAAGAGAAAAAGCAGAAAAAGAAGCAAAAAAAACTGAAAAAGAGTTAAGTAAAACTGCCAACGATGAATTAAAAGCTGCTTACGAAGATCGTCTTCTGATAATTAAAACCAGCTATCAAAATGAAGGTTGGACCAAAGAAGAGTACCAGGTTAAAATGAATATTGCCGAAATAGCTTATCTCTCAGCTCAAAAAGAACTTCTTAAATCCCAGGGAAAAGACACAACTGAAGTAGAAATTCAGATTGCAGAGGCAAGAATTAAAATTCAAGAAGATGCTTATAACGTTATAGAGGATATTGCAAAAACGTATGATGAGCAGGCAAAAAAACAACAGGAAACTGTTGTAAGTCAAATCGAAGAAACTATAAAATCAGTTGACGATTCTCTTGCTGCCTTAAAAGAACTTGAAAAAGAAGAAAAAGAAATCAATGAAAACCGGGCAAAATCATACCTCGATCTTGCCGGTTCGGTAGGTGATTCTTTTGCCGATACTCTAATGAGTCAGGAACAGGACTTCGGTCAATTTCTTCGAAATACTTTAGTGATGGCGCTCGATGCGCTTGAGAAAATGCTGATATTAAGCATTGCAGAAACAACCATAAAAGATGTTGCAACTAAGGGTTTTGTCGGAATGGCAACTGCAATAGCAAAGATTGTTCTACTAAAAGCTGCATTTGGTACCGCAAAAGCATTGGTTCTTGGAGGAGGAAAAGGCAAACAATCCGGAGGATATGCAGACAGTGATTCAAACGACTCCACACCGGTTGGAGTTTATCACGCCAATGAGTTTATTGCTTCAGGGCCTGCAGTAAGGAATCCAACTATCAAACCTGTACTTGATATTATCGACATTGCACAGCGCTCCGGAACAATACGCACCTTAAACCTTCCTGCTATGCTTGGACAGTCAGGAAAACAGTCCGGAGGATATGCTTCAGCCGGATCCACATCATCACCAGCAACAAATTCAATTCAGCCAAATACTAAACTTGAATCTGCTATCGATCGTTTGATTTCAATTTTAGATAAAGGAATTGATGCAAAGGTCTCCAAATACGGCCGTGGTTCCCTGAGTGACGCATTGAAGGATATTGAAAACTTTAACAAGAAAAAGTAATGAGACTGATTATAAATGGCATCGAGGCAGTTATGAATGTTGATGAAAAATTGCAGATCAATTTTGTAAATCAGCTATTGCAACAGCA